TGGCGACATTGACGGACCGCTGAAGGAATGCCTGGACGCGCTTCAGGATGTGCTATACAAGAATGACAACCAGGTGGTTGAATTGCACGTGTACCGCGGGGATGACAAGGATAACCCAAGGCTGGAGATAACAGTATCGGAAACGATTCCGAAGATATAAGACCCCTTGCGGGGTCTTATTTTTATATTGCGTCAAGGATGAATTCGTAGCGTATCCTCGTAGCCATTGAAGCATCGAAGAAGAAGCGCACCCAGACGCATCCCCTCGGCTTCGGCTGGCCCCTGCGCTCCACGTGCCATCCACCAGTACCATCACCGTAATCAATCGCGTACGATGGCGTCCTGATAAAGTGGATCATATCCTGATACACAACACCCTTCTGCGATAGACGTTCCCGCGATAATGGCGCGTGGTAGGTATTGTGGTTATGCCCTGATACCACAATATCAGCGTCAGGCAGATACACGGCCATTCTGGCGGTATCAATGATTCCCCTGGTCACTGGGCTGTCACCACCGCCGCCGTGGAAGTATTTTAGATTGATGCTGGATTTATGGCCGGAATCGAATAAGAATTTTACCCACCCGCCATACCCGCCTACCTTGATACTGGTGCCATTGTCCCTGTTCAGGTGATACACAAGGTTGCTGACAATATCCACACTGTTGTTTTTTATGACGCTGGTGTCGTGATTACCGTGTCCGATCATCAGGAAGTTGCTTGCGTATGGAGCCATAAAATTAGCGGCGTCCGCTACAATGGCATCCAAGTAAACATCCTCCTTGTATTCAGGACGCATCTCCCCATAACTTCGGCGTGGATCGAACCTCCCCTGCATAGCATCGAAGAAGTCCCCACAATCAATGATAAGCGCGTTGCGCTGTTTAGCCAGTTCAAGGTGCTTCTTCATCAAGGCACGGTCACATTTTACGGAGTCGAAGTGCCGATCTGATGATAGCATCACCCATTGTTCCCATCCGGCGGCAATTTCATCAATCTTTACATTGATGCACGCATTGGAAACCTGTTCAACTTTTATCATTAGATAATATCTCCTTTCGTATAATCATAGCACATTATGTCAATAGGTAAAAGCCATTAAAGCGAAACCCCGCTATCACAGCGGGGCTTGCCTGACACAGAAAGGAGGGTATAGAAGGAGGAGAAGATAAGTGGGCGGTCAGACGACTTGCACGTCTATCAGCCGTAGCTACGGGGAGTCGGAATATTGCCGACACCGCCCTTTAGTATTTAGTTGGTCTAAATTGCCGTATAGATCAACTGTCTACTCCCGGACTCCGGGTAGGTTGTGGCAGTGACTTGTCTACAACAACCTAATACTATACATAGTATAGCGAACATCCGTTCCAATGTCAAGAGATGGAACGGGTTACATCTTCAATGATTGACAACCTGCCCGTGGCCAATGTGCTTACGGGCGTACCGGCGGAGCGGACAATCTGGATGTCGTAATTGTAAAGATTGACGGCCAATTCCTTGCTGGCATCCGCGGTCAATGCGATTGTAATATCGCCGGCATTGGCGTCCGTGATTGTAATGGATCCCCACGATGATGTAGTCGCAGCTGCGTTCAGCCACAACAACCCGTCCGAACCGCCTGGCTTCTTGACAATCTGGAGGGTGGATTCAGCGTCCGGTAATCCAAAGCCCGTCTTGGCGGTAAAGTAAAGCGCGGAATAATTAGCCAGGGAACCAAGGCCGGTAACCGACAGGCTGATGGTATCCCCGCGCACTCCGATAAGGTTGCCCGCGCTGATAGACGCCTGTGGCGCGATAGCTGCCTGCGTCAAGGTCCTTGTGCCTGCCGACCATATATCGCTGACAAGACCGGCAAGGTAAAGCATACCGGTCGGGAGCATCACGTAGGTAGTAGTGTTATCAGGTTGCACCGCCCAGTTCTTGTTGACGGTGGCTACCTTGGTCGTTCCGTTATAAGCGATGATGTGGGAAGCCTGGTCAGAACCAGTACCGCCCTTTAGAACAACGACCTGCCCAACATAAGCGTCATCAGAGTCGGATGCGTTCGCGTTGAGTGTAATTGTGTCTGCCCCACCTGCTTGGGCAAGACCCTCGTTGATGTGTTCACGACCAGGATCTGCGATGATGGCAAAGGTATCTGTCGCCGCCGGTTGTACCTTCCAGTCTCTGTCGACATACGCCGTCTTTGTAGTCCCGTTGTATTGGTAGATAAGTCGGCATTGGCCAGCACCATCACCGTCAAGGATGACAATCATCGCCGGATCATAAGCGTTGTCAGCTGAAGACGCGCCACCATCGAACTTGATGGCGTTGGTAGCAAGGCCGGCCTGGCTGGGGAGGACATCGGATAGGATGACGTTGCTATCCATTGTCCTGATCCTTCGACCGGATGATGTGGCTACGTTGTGGGTGGCACCAGTAAGCTCCTCGTCCCAAATAGCATCCACCAAGTCGGCGGAAGCGGTGGAACTCAGAGCAAAGTCTGCTTTATCTGTCAATGCACGGGTAGCGTATTCCCACACCTGTTGCGCCGTAGCAACGCCAGCGGTTAGAGTACGTGTCGCATTAGCCCAAATATCAGATACCAAAGTTCCGAATGAACTCAATGTCCTTGTAGTAGAACCCCATACCTTATCTGCACCAGCCTGAGTAATACCGACATCATTGGTTACATTGGTTACGGTGGTAATAGTTCCAGCCGTAATGTTTGTCGGAGTGGCAAGACCATTCTGAATCTCGGTCACGGCATCCGCCTTGAGCGCAGCTGCTGTGATCGTGTCGGTCGCCATAGCGGTCACGTTCACGTCAATGGTCGTCCCATCCACGAGGGAGTTGTTCAGGGCAGCTGCTCGGAATCCAATTACGGGGCCGCGCCAGGGAAGTACCCCGGTTGCAACGCCCGAGAACCATCCGAAGCCCTCAGTATTGTTGTTGATAGATGCACCGCCCGATGCTGGGATCTCGATGGAGTACATGCCATTACCCTGACTCGTCCAGTCATACACACCGCCTGTAGTCGGCGTGACGGCGGTCTGTGTATAAGCACCAGCCGTGGTCACAAAGTTCCACTTGAGTGCCATCCCTGTCGCATTATAGGCAACGGAAGCCTCAATGGATTTGAAGTCCGTATCGTCAATGAGTGGCATCACATTGACTGGTACTTCCGAAAGTGCTGTATCTACGTCCATCCAAATGTTCATTGTTTCTCCTATTGCTGTTGATAATAATACGCAGGTTTCACGGTTGCCCCACCGCTCTCAGTATACTCGATGGTCAATTTTGGTCGTTGCGAGGCTGTAGTTCCATCCGATGATGTAAATATGGCGTCTGGTACATCGTCAAACCCACCCACTGTTGTAAAACTATGTAACACGAATCCATTATTAGTAAAACTTCCACTTGGTAGCATCGTCTGAATTAGGGAGTTGGATAGTGTCATATTAACGTCTGTACCGGACGCAACTGTAAGGTTAGAAGAACCAATAGACGTGCTGTTATAGTCTGATGTTGAATTTCTACAACCAGCCGTTCCCCAGTTATTGCTCGTCTTATAGATATTCCAAGTAGCCTGTGCCTCCACCCAATCCCTTAGTGTTCTGTAACATTGTATTGTAAAAGCATGTGTTCCCTGTTGTTGCCGTAGATATAGAGAAGCACTTGTAACAGTTGAACCAGCGGCTATGGTGCTTAAATCAAACTTAAGCAGAGATGAATATTTCCAAGCATCATACGTATCATCGGCATCAACTACTTCAAGCGTTGTTGCTGTCCCGTAGTTTGTTGTTGCCGCATTACTCATTATTTTTGTATCTATCCCTGCTGTTCCATCCGGTTGAGAAGTATAGGTAGGGTCTAATGTCCAACCATCCCAATTGCCGGGGGGTAAGTTTACGGTCAAAACGGTCTTTCCGCCTACCGAAGTTTTTACCCAATCTAATTGTACAAAACCATCCCCTTTGAATAAATATGGTCGGGTAATATAAAATTCACTCCCCACCAAGTCATCATCCATATTCGCTTTGTCATCAATCCTGAAAGCAAAAGACTGGGGGTGACCTGCACGCAGAATGATGTCTTTACGTAGGATGTGACCACCGAGCGTAATCTTCAGGTCAGCGTTTGCCCACGCTTCAGGGTAGGTAATTGTATTACCACTAATAACACCATCCGTGTTGGCTGTATTTAGCGGCGTATACCGAACCATCTGATTACCTTTTCCAAGATGGACGACAGGTGCGTTACCCGAAAGCTTGTTCCTAATTCGGAAATCAAATAACTCATTCACGCCAACGGTAAGGTTAGGGTCGCCTGAATTTCCGAGAGAGTTAGTAATGGGTCGCCACAACCCATCCCTAAAATAATGGATAGGCTTTAGACTAATCTCTTTGCGAAACCTGCCTTGACCAAGTTCATCGTAGGAAACTACCGAGTTTTCTATCAATGTAACTCCTTATGTGCATCCCAAAGTCTTTTTAGTTTTTCCGCATCCGAAATCGGCATCGCTTCCGGTTTATCCAGTAGACACCAATCCAACATATCTTCTATCGTACCATTGTAGGTATTCAGGTCGATTCCACGGGATCCGCCGCCGTAGTTGGCACCGGCATTGACACCAGCCGTTCCAGCGACATCGCCAGCCCCGTACTGCCAGATCCTCCACCTGGTCAATCCACTTGGAAGCGTAGGCCTTGGCCTTGGTTCTTCGGTGATCTGATACGGGTACCACGCATACCACACATCCTGTTCATTAGCCCAACTTGCATACCCGTATGGCTTGATAAAGGTCTCGAATACGTTCCAATTGAAGTAAGCTAAGACACGCTTGCCGGTCTGTGCTTTTACGTAATCAACGAATTGGGCGAACTCGGCTATTGTCCGTCTATCCAGCGTATTGTACGCCGTCTCGTAATCAATGGCATAAAAGTGGTAATCCTTGGCTTTTACGATATTCAGGAAGAAGTCAGCCTGTGTCTTCCAGTTGGAGTGCGAGGAATAATAATGATAGGCACCGCGAACGGGAACCTGTTGCACCATTGCGTACATCGGTTCCAACAATTCATCCTTGACCTGTGAACCTGAAGATCCACCATAGGACACACGCTGAATGACGAAGTCAATCGGTTTTAATGCCCTGTTGGGATTCCACATCGTTTTACCGTCCGAAGACACATTCCACTTGCTTACATCAACACCGATTGGCATTCATCCTCCTAAAAAAACATAAAAAAGTTGCCAGTATTCAATACCAATGGACCGGATTCATAGACAACACAATCCACCATCCCCGCATTGTTGTTGGCGCTGGATGTCCAGTTCATCGCCGTTAACCCCGCGGTGGATGTATAGGATGCCGCCACACGCAATACATTGGTTGTGCCTACATTGGTCCTGCCGTAAAAAGCGGTCTGATTGGTACCAGCGGTAGCCGTCACGTTGGAGCTGAACGTGGCTATGGATAAGCCGTATTCCCCTGAACTTGTGGAAACGCTTCCGGAGAATGTCGCCGATAAGGATGTATTGGTATCGGTTGCGGACGCGGCACCCTTGATGCTTGCCACCGCCCCTGTATAGCTTAATACCGTCAGTCGGCTGTTGGCGGCAGCCGCGAATGTAGCCGTAATGACTTTATCGCCAACGGTAGCGTTCTGACGGTAATAGATCGCCACCCGCTGTCCATTCTGGGCATCAACCGTCACGGACTGGGTCATTGCAACCCCTCCCAAGGTTAGACTGCTGATGGTCGGTGCGGTCGTACCATTGGTGGAATCGCGCGCCGCCAGTAAAACCACCACCGTCCCCGTATTGGCTGGGATGGTATAGGTGAAGCTGTTGGTGGTTGAACCGTCAGCGTCATTGTTGGTAGCGGAACTCTGCGTGATGGTCATTACGCCTCCTGCGCGGAAGCTACGCAGTCCCAGGTCGATGTGACGGTATTGTATAAAAAGCCGACATACAACACTTTACTGATGACGGTCGTTGTGGGTAAGGCGACACCGCGGGCGGCGAAGCTCGCGCCCCAAGTGATAGCCCTTGCCGTCCCGTTATCCTTGATGCGGTAGATCAGCTTCTGGAAGTTGGTCGGCGTGCCTGATAAGTTAGTCGTCATACTGGTGATGGCTTCAGCCTGGGCTGTAATGGTCACGCAATCGCAATTATCGGTATTGACCGTAGGAGCCGCCGCCGATGTGATTGTGGTGATCCTTGGCGTAATCCTTTTATTGGTCAAGGTAACGGTATTGGTCAAGGTTACTTCCGGCGCCGATGATGTGGTGGCGTATTCGGTCCCTGTGGAATAAAACACCGCGATACCGCCAGCCGCCAAGGTGGATAACGTGGATCCCGCGTAATTCTTCACCACCAAGGAATAGGATGTTCCTGTCGGATTCATAATGATGAATTTATGATTGCTCGTGGCTTCATCCGGTAAAGTGACATCACGGTTCGCTCCGGATGGCGTCAGGTACTGGATAGGGCAATCATCGTCCGTCAATGCTTTATTATCCGTCAAGGTTTCCACATTGCGGAAGGTGGCATAATCGGAGGACGATATAAGCCGGTTCATATCCTCGGCCATCACGTCATCCACGCCGTCTACTTTATAAAAATCATTCAAGTCTGCCATTAGGAACCCCAATATGTTAGGTTGATTTTAGCCGATGCGTCCAGGCTTCCACCTGAACCCTGATATACCGAGACTTCGATATAACTGCCTGCGGACATACTGACCGGCATTGATATGTTGTTGGTGTTGGTCAAGCCAGCACCCTGTGTGTCAATATACAATGTCTTGTTGGTAAAGCTGTTATAGTATTTTACTTCGCGCGTCTGGCTGGAATTGCTTGCCCAATACACCCCGCCGGATAGATAATAAATGCCGGTCCAAGGCGCGTATATCCTTGAAGAATAGGACGGGTTTATCATCCCGTAATCATCCTTGACAACGCTGTAGGACAATGCCTCCCAGCTTGCGTTGGAGATGGATGTGGTCTCGACATCAAGCTGGCAATAGATCTGCGACAAGGTTCCCCACGATACGCTGTCGTTGTTGTTGATCAGGATGCTGTTCTCCGGTCCGATAGCCAGCTTGGTGACTGAATAAGCGGAGGATGCGACAACTATATCGCCTTCGTCAGCGTACGGCCATAAAGCGGCAAAATTATCGCGGATATAGGTATTGTGCTGGGCCGCTGTCCAAGTATCGCCTGAATTTACGTAAGGTACTGTCGAATATCCCATTATGCTCCAAGATAAGTGACGTTATATCTTGCGCTGTTCACGTCCAACGCTCCACCCGAATTTTGCCATACCCACATATAAGTGCTGACGCTGTTCGATTCCGTCTCGATCACATAATCGAAAGATTGCGTGGTAGTGATCCCACCAACGGCGTTCTGATAAGCGACCAGGATGGCTGTCGGTCCGATGTAAACCGCCCTGTCACCCGTACCATCCGCCTTCCACGTTACGGATCCCGTCAATCGGTAGAATCCCGTTGTGGGAAGATTGATGACGGTAGGACTGCCCGCCGCCCAGTAGGAATTGTTATCGAACACTTCATCGCTGAAGGATATAAGCGTCTGGGTGTTGTTGTTGATGGATTGCGCCGATGTTCTGCGCAGAAGACAATATTTATCGGCGGCGGTTGAATCCACCCAATCAGGTACTCCCGATACGCTGGATAATATCTGCCCTTCCGTACCGATGGGGAGCCTTGCCAATGTTGTGGATGTGGCCGCGTAGGCTATATCGCCGGCTGTGGTGAACGGCCATAACGCGGCGAAGTTATCCTTGATGTAGGTGTTATGCTGCGCCGCCGACCAGCTGTCACCGGATACAACGGTAGGAACGGTAGAATAAGCCATTATACATCCCCAAGGTAAGTGACCATCAGGCTGCAATCAGTGGCCAATGTCACCCCTGAATTCTGCACAGCGATGATATTGACGGTCTTCGCTGTGGAAGTGTAATAAACATAGCTGAAGGAATTGACGGTATATAAACCGCTGATGGCCAGCCTGGAATCAATGTATATATTCGATCCGTCATTCAGGATCACCGCCCGCCGCCCGTCATTGTTGGATGCCCATACCATCGTACCAACGAACCGATAAATCCCCGCGGATGGCAGGGATATGTTGGTCGGGCTTCCTGATGACCACATATTGAAGTTATCGAACACTTCGGTGGAGAAGGATATGTTTTCGCTCCCGTCTTCCACGTTCTGGTTGTTCTTGGTGATAAAGCAGAAGCTTCTGGAAGGAGGGTCCACCCACGCAGGAACGCCGGATACCGACTTCATTATCTTGATTCCGGCGGCGTTAGTGGGAACGGTCAATTCGGATGCGCTGGCGGCATAGGCAATATTGCCCTGCTTCGTATACGGGAACAAGGCGCTGAAGTTATCCCGAACATAGGTATTATGCTGGGCAGCGGTCCATGTTTCACCCGTGGTGACCGTTGGCAGTGCTTGATAGGTCATCGCCTACCCCTCTTTTTACGCTGATCCTTTAGGTCGGCAACGGTCTCTTCCGGCGTCCAGGAACGGGATAAGCCAGGCTCGGCAGGAGGCGGCTGGATGGTCTTCTGGTCCTTGCGTCCACGCTTCAATACGGGGCGTTCCAATAATTCAGCTTCTACCTCGGCCATCTTTTCAACGGGAGGGAAGACAACCTCGCAAGCAAGGTTATCATTCCACGCCATCCCACATTCGGCGCAATAAAACGGCTGGTCTGGTTCTACATACTGGGCGGCACCACACTTGCAATCAGCGATCCAACGACCGAAGTCTACCCGTGCGGTGACCTGTTCCTTGTTGGATTTACCGCTCCAGCGATGGTTGTATTTTATACCCAATGCGGTAAGGTAATCCCGATAACTGCTGAATCCCAATTCCTTCGCGCGATCTAAACCTGTAAAAATCTTTTCCATATTACGCTCCTCTAAAATATTGTTGATAAGTTGAACACGGCAGGGAATGTCCATGTACCACTAATATTACCAGCAATATTCGGTTCAAGATAGAACGTGGTGTCAACGATGTCACCCGTCTTTATCGTCCAGTTGTGTTCAATATATCCCACACGGAAGCTTCCGGTCAATTGCCGGCTCTCGAAGTCAACCGATACGATGTCGAATATATCCGGCGCGAATTGCTTGGCCGGCTTGTTCCTGACAACGAACCGCGGGAACTTCTTCGGTTCAGCCAATAAGGATACGATCGTGTTGGCGTAATCCTCGGCATCATTGATAGACTGCAGCCAGTTCGTCTTTACCGATAACTCCCGCTGCCTGTATAAAGCAATGCTATCAGTATCGCTGGTCTCGTAGTAGGTATAATCATCCGATACGATTGATGTCCCGCGTAATTGCATCAGCGTCAGGTAGGCATTGGTTCCGCCGGTATTGGTGATCACCAGCTTCTGCGTGGTGGCGTAACTGGTCAACGCGATGGAGATATTAGCGGTCAGGTTGGTACCGGATCCGTCTTCCGCGCTGTTGGCGGTGTAATCCGTGGTCGCTACGGGGGTCGTGACGGATAACGCCGGGGTGGTCTCCCCGTTCACGTTGGCTCCTTGCGCCCAGATGGTGATGCTTGTGCCGGCCAATATCAACGGCTTGGATTGCAAGGTCCACAAGGTGCCGGTGGATGTCCTGCGCGCCTTGGCATAAACACGCACGAAGTTCTTGATGGCCTCCCAAGGGGTAGGCACCCTGATACCGTAGGACAATAAAGCGTCATTGTCTATAAAACTGGCTACGCTGTCCATACTGTTGATGTTGGAATAGTAGGTTGCATATCCATTGCGGGATATGAAGAATAAACCGCGGGATGCTTCAGCCAGGTCGGTGATCTCTTCATAGGCCGTCTTGCCGGATAACCACCAATAGGGTAATTCATCGGAGATGTCGCTATCAATGCGTGAACCGCCGGTCCAGCCAGCCTGTGTCAATACCTTGGCGATGGCATCGTAATACTTCTCGCTGGTATACACTTGGGTGGTATTGACGGTGACGTTCTGAAGGTCATCAATGCCATTGATACCCGTGATGGTAACTGTGGAAACGCTTCCGTAATTTGGGCGGATGTCGTCAATCCTTCCGGTCATTATCGGATAAGTTACACTATTCACTTCATCACGCACAATCAGCTTGAACTTCTTACCTGGGAGGATATTCTGGTATAACGGGCCGGACATATTGTACGGGTCGTACCTTCCTCCCATATCGTAAAGCTGCGCCTGCATCCGGCTGGGATCCACCGATTGGAATCCATTGCCGGATGAATTAATAAAGTATTGTCTGCCAGCCTTGGCGTTCAGCTCGAACAGCTTGTGTTCATTCTGGTTATACCCGTAGGCTTCGTTGTATCCGCTGATGAACCCGTTATCGAACCAATCAATCAACAATCCCCACGACAATCGTCTGCCAGGGTCGGTATATCCATACTTCGCTTCGCTGTACTTGAAGCTGCCATATTTAGCCACGGAACTCTACCCCCGTATCGCGTAGAACCTGCACCACACCGGTCTTGAACTTGGTGGCGAACCATCGTTCATCCAGCAGGGAATCCCTCGCGTCAATGTTGATGACAATCCCGCCGTTCCCCGCGCCAGCCATTGCCGGCATACCGAACGCGGCGGCGTTGTTGATCTGCGGGACAACCTGCCCCATCATCTTGACGGGGATGGCCGCGCCATCGTGTAAACCATTGGCGAACCCTTCCATAACGTATCCGCCGAACTTCTCGAATAACTTGGAGGGTGATTCCATATCGAACCTGTCCCGCCAGTCTTTTATGACGGCATCAGCGACACCGGTAACGGTATCCACCACATTGCCGAACATACTTTTTACACCATTGATAAATCCTTGGATCAGGTATTTACCGGCATTGAAAAAGTCCGTAGCCTTGGCGCGGATCCCATTGGCCCACGTTGTGACGCTTGCGACAATACCCTGCCAGAACGCGTTCCATTGTGTCTTCAGCTGCGCTGAATTGGTGCCGAATAACCCAAGGATGCCTTCCCACAATGCCACGATGCCGTTCCATATCCCCAATGCGGCATTGGTGAAGAAGTCCAGGAATGCCTGCCACGCAGTCGCCCAGTCTCCCGTAGCCATCGCCATCACGAAGGTGACGAGGTTCAGTATCATCGCTATCAACGCTTCAAGGATAGGCTGGGCAACGGCCAACACAACCTTGAAGGCTTCCCCAAGGAACGCAAGCCGTTCGGCTATCAACGCGAAGTACCGCTGGATCAGCGGACCATTCTTGGCCAGCCACGCGGTAATCTGCCCCATTGCGCTGACGAAGATGGCGCTGACACGGGTGAATATATCGCTGACAATCGACCACACAGTGTTGAATATGGAGCTGAATGATTCCATAATGCCAGGGCCGTATTGTTCTCCCCATTCGGATAGGAAGGCAAGGAATTCACCCAGCGGTGAAGCGGATAGATCGAAGTTGGCAAGTGTTTCCAATGCCGTACCGATTCCATCCACAATCGGTTGCAATCCTTCAAGCGCGTTGAATTGTCCAGGTTTCAATTCACCGAACAGATTGACGAAGGCATCGGATAATAACTTGGTGAAGTTAATAATCTTTTCCAACCCTGCCGATTCCTGTAACCCTTCCATCCAGTCCGAGAACCGGTCGGCCATAGCCTGTACGGCGGGTAGCATCGGGACAATCACATCGGTCATAAAGTCGGTCATAATCGGCAACAAGGCTGACCCGATGGTCTCCTTGACATTGCCCATTGTGTTATTGAATTGTTGCATCTTGCCGGCGTAAGTATTGGCGAACGCTTCAGCGGAACCACCGAATTGCTTGTCCAATTCAGCAAGGATGATTTTCTGGGCGCCCATAATATCGCCCGATTCCACCAGCGTCTTAATCATCTCCTTCTGGGAATCGCTGAATTGCACACCGACACGGGATAACGTACCGACACCGGCAATCGGGTCCTGCAAGGCTTTACCTAATTGGATGGAGGATGATTTTAGATCCTGACCCATTGCCTGCGACATATCCAAGATGGTAGCCGTAGCGTCCTTGAATATATCCCCTTTTACATTGGTAAAGGTAAGCAACAAGCTTTCAGCGCCTTGGATGGCTTCATCATCGAAGGCGGTTATATTCTGTAATTGGGTAGCGTAGTCCTGTAATTCCTGCGATGATAAGCCAGCCGCGCCGCCGGTTGATTTTAGCGCAGCTTCCATCTGGGCAAGGCTTGCCTGCGCTTCGGTGGCTTCCGTAATGGTGGATGCGAACATATCACCAATAGCTTGGCCGGCATTCATAAGAACAGTGCCGGTTATAAAACCGGCAGCTGTGGTCATAATATTGCCCAGCCCGCTTGCCACATTTCCAAGCACGCCGCCGGTTCTATCATTGGCGAAAATATCAACTTCTACTTTAGCGGCCATTGTTATTCCTTTGGTTTATGGCATTGCGGTATGTTACCCAGCGGATAAACCATACCACCTCGCCATCATCGGGTGCTATCTGCCACGGTGGGATTCCCCATTCTTTGGCGGCCTCCAATACGGTTGTCCAACTTGGGGCTGTGTTGGATCCGCTTTCTATTGCGAATTCGAGGAGGTCGCGTTCTTCGGGGGGACCGCACCGTCCTGAATGGCGCCCTGTAACGACTTCATAATCAGTTCAAGGTCTTCCAGTGTAAGGTCCAATAATGCTTCCATACCCAAGTCGGGCGGAAGCTTCTGGTTCTCTTCGTCATAAACGAAGTGGGACAGGATGGACAACATGGATTCCATATTGCCCTCTTGCGCGGCGAATAATTGGCGCAGGGTCAGCTTCTTGATGTCACCCTGTCCCATCTTTACTTTAATAGTCATAATATCGCTCCCGTTATCCTATATTATGCCCAGGTAGGGGCGGTTGCGCCGCTGACGCTGAAGTGAACTGAACCCAGTTCGATCACGCCATTGACTTCGCCCTTGGGGGTAATGCCATCACACATAAACTCGCCGCTGAAGGCTGGTCCACCCGATTCGGGGGTGATTGATAAGGTCACGCTGGTGGTCTGCCCGATGATACCGTTCAGGACGGTGAAGGCACCGGTGGTGGCGGCTGAATTCCAGAAGATGTCCAAGGTAACGCCGATAACACGCTGACCAGGTACATAGTTCTTGGAGCCATCGCCGAAGCCGGTTACTTCCAACGGATCCACAGCGTACTCGATCTCGTAGGACTTGACATCGGATGATATTGTTCGGGCTGACCCACCGCTGTCGTCTACGGCGATAACTGCGCCCTTTGCTGATACTTTTGCCATTTTTTACTCCTTATAATGTGTGTAATACAACGGTAAAGCCAAAATCATCACCATCAGTACCGGTGACGGTGGCGACTGCCCTGCGGTAACGGTTGACACTGGTACCCGTGATTCTCTCCGCGGTGACGGTCTGCCCGTCAGCGGTGAAGGTACACAAGGTTGCCCAGGTATTGCCATCGGTTGAATGTTCCACCTTTACCTCGTAGGTATCGGCGGTGGTGGCGGTATAGACGTGCAGAACGGCTGAATAACGGGTGGATGTAGCCGCGCCGTTATCAACGGTGGTTCCAGTGGTGGTGTCGGTCACAACGCCTGAATATAACACCTTGCCGAATTCAACGCCAAAGTTGGAACCGGAGGACTCGAACCCGATTGAACCAATGGTGATCAGGCTGGAGGTTTCTCCCTTGGGGTTGTAATTGGCTTGCATATACGGCAGGCTGATGCTTGGACCGGCTACGGCTGCCAGCTCTGGAATTATGGATACGATTCCGGAAGGTAGGGCGTTCATAGCATCGTGGACCTTGTCGGTATCCGCGTCCCACATCATATCCGCGGTGATCTTGGCGGTCTTCTGGCCAGGCACGTAATTCTTCGACCCGTCCAAGAATCCGGTGGCTTCAATCGGTTCCACGCTGGCCTCCGCTTCATAGCTGGTGACGTAGGTGGAAAACAAGTTGCCATTGATAAGAATGGACGCGTTTTTAGCTGATGTTTTCATTGGTTCACCTTTTCTCTTACCATTATATCAATAGTGCATCCGTAGAACTTGGAGCCGGCGGGATCTTCAATCACGCCCAACTCTGATACGGTGATATTGCGTACATCCACGTCAGTCACATCCAGCTCGGCCACAGCCTCCATAAAAGCGTCTATTTTAGCCGAGAATCCACCATATATATCCACCATCCCCCTGGTTGAACCAACGGGTGTATAAAGCATCAGATAACGGAAGGTACGGTTGAATAACCAGAATCTTGTGGTCGGTGTGCCGAATGTCTCCTGCCCTTCCTCCCCACCCGCTCCACCTTGTATGTATTGGACCGGATGCGGGAAGATGATCGGGCAATCCCTTGGTTGTACCTGTTCGGGTATGGCGGTTATGTTCTTGATGGTCAAGCCGCTGATACTGATGGCGGCTATCCCAGCAGCGATATTGGCGGTAGAAAGTGTCACGCGAACCCCAGCCTTCTGTAGTTCATAATGGTCATCGCGGCCATATCGGGAACGCCTTCAGGAACCTGTACCACGCCCGCGGGCGTGATGATTGTTTTTATCGACATATTCTCGCCGAAGCGCCTTGAATATAAGGCCTTGGCGATCTCCAGACAAGCGATGACAATATCCTTGGGCGGTAATGCTGAATATCCCACTGATCCTGTGATGGCGATGGCTTGTTGTGGGCTCCCGCTTGCTTCCAGCCACTTGACACCGCTGGCGGACTTCATTTCAACCCCCCAAAGCGGCAACGAGTTAGCGGGGAGCGTCACATAGTTCGTTGCCGCCACGGAGGTACCATCGCCGTTTACAACGGACGTGATGGCCGTAAAATGGGCATCCAGCATAATCAGATTATCCTTGGGCGTGTCATAATGTCGAGTCTCTGTCGCCAAGTAAAATCGGGTGCCGGATTCGCGGTCAATCCACCTGGACGCCGCTTCTATCGCTGTTTCGATGTATGCGTCATCCACAACATCAGTCGTGGTGATACGCTGATAATCTTTATAATCCTGCAAGGAAGCGTAACTATTTATCATTCGCCTACCAATGCTTTCAGGGCTTTTTCACCGCCAGCCGCGTCTATCAGCTGGTTGCATTCGCCGATGTATCGCCCGTTCTCTTCAACCTTGCCGGCAAGATTCCCGTATAGGTAGGTCTTGTCCAGCAGGTCGTTCAAGGTTTCAAAATACTGCTCGTACAACTTCTTGGCTTTCTTCACGTCTTTTTCACTGCCGGCGGCCTGTAAGTAAGCCATAGCCTTGCCGCGGGCTTCAAATACTTCGGTTTGGACCTTCGCCGATTCCTTGGCGTATCCGTGCAGACTTAACTCGAATTCCTGTTTTTGTATCACGACTTCACCTGTATACCCGTATGTTTTCGCGTTCAGTAATAACGAACGGCGCTGAATGATGACGTTGGCGTGCTGTGACGCAATGCCGATCCAGAAGTAAATACCGGCACGCTGGCGCTGGTATTCCGTATCGCTGGTCGCCTCCACACCATAGATATAAATGTTCTTATATCCGCGGTAAATCGCCAACGCAATGGCGAATTCGCACGATGATGTAAAAGGGTCCGGCACGGGCGGGAGGTTGCCTTGGTTCTCGCGGATAAGATGCGGCAGGTATTTAGCCACGATCTCGTCCTTGGGATACTTGACGCTGTTCGGGACGTCTTCATATTTCTCTTGCATGAAGACTTCGATGCCGTGGTCCTTCTGTAGCCAGTCATAATGACCAGGGTCGGTAATGTTGTGTTTATTGCGCCATATTGCCGGCACGTGCATCTGGAACACGCCGTGTACCGGCTTTTCGTATGTCCAACCGAAGACGCCATCCCGTTCTTTCGCTGATCCGCTGATTGATTCGTTGAAGTACCAATAATCGGCATCCTTGTCCCAATCAATCAGGTCACGGGTTATCAGGTTCGTACCACATATGCAGACGGTATCTTTCATCATCGCTCCCAAGATTGGGGGCTGGCTTTTTACACCAGCCCCCGTTCAAGATGATTAGGCGTCCCGCTTCACCAACAGGGCGGCGGCGTTCACGTGGATGGCGCCGGAGCCGCTGATGGTTGAATAGTTGCGCAGGAACTTGCTTGACGCAGCGGTCTGGAAGTGGATCTGTTGCAGGGTGCCGGTGGTGGCGGTTTCGTCTACGGCGGTAAAAGCCGCGCCGGTGATGTCAACGAAGTCGCTATCCACGGTGGTGGCGGATTCCTGCAATTTCACGACCAACTCGAACGTGTCAGAGGCAGCGTTGGCGGTATCTGCGTAAGCCATCAGGATGGCCTTCATTTCCCGCTTGCCTGGGCTGACATAGTACGGATACAGGGCTACTTCGGTGCCGGAAGCTGTGGCACCAATGGAGCCGGAGATTAACTGGAGGGGGGCAATTTCACGCATTTTATACTCCTTACGCGGTGATGGTCAGGTTCTTCATCTTCCAGTAGTGGACCAGTTGGCCGCCGGTACGCTTGCGGGCGTATACGACAACCTGGTCGCGGAGGCCGTAGACCTCGCGGAAGACTTCAACGGACAGACCAACGCGGTCAGCGATGTAGTAACCCTTCATATCGCCCAACACCAACGGGACTGCGCTGGCGGCAACATCGGGCATAAACTGGTTCTTGACGATGTTGTATCCCAGCAGGCTGGCGTTGTAGTTGTTGGCGTAGTTGGGCCAGGAATCACCGAGTGACCATTGGGGCAGGGTGGCGGTGCCGGCATTGATGGCACGGATACCAGCGTAGGTACCCTTGTTGCCGTACCACTTGGCGTTGCCTTCATATTGCGGAGGCAAGGCAGCTTCCACACCGATGATACCGGTGGTCTTGCTACCCCAGGCCAACGCGCCGGTGGAACCCGACAGGATGTAGTTACCGCTGTAGGTCACGCCGTTGACGGTGCTGGTGGATCCATTGGCAATCGCCATAGATGGGTGGTTCAGGAAGCCTACGGGTTGTCCGTTGCCGGTACCGTTGGTGAAGGCATCTTCCTCGCCAAGGCTGAAGGCTTCAGCCATCAGGCCGGTAAGATAGCCAAGGACATCGAAAGCGGAATCTTCCAACTGCTCGCGGGTCAGGATGATGGCGGCGGTGGCAAGATGCACGGGCAGCTTGACCTGGCCGGCTACCGGATTGGTGGCTTCGGCGATGTCGGAAGAAGCGGGGCTGGAACCGCGCCAGCTGAAGCGTACGCCACTGGTGTACTTGTCATCGGTGGAGTAGTTCACGGCGGGGAAGGTGATGGCATCGGTACCGGTGGTGAACACGGAAGCGTTCGGGCGGACCGAGGTCATTGTAGCCATCTTCTTGATCAGCTCGGGGCGGAAGTCGGGGGGAATCCAGAAGCCACCGGAGCTGTCGGCACCTTCGTTCAGGACCTTCATCGCATCGCCCTTTACGGAACGGCCAAGGCCTACGTTGCGGATATAGCTGTCGAAGGCGTCCTTGTATTGGCCTGACTTCAATGCGGCAAGCTTCTGCTCGCCGATGTGCTTGAAGCTGCCATCCACGGCGTACAGTTCACCATCGGGGGTGCTGGATACACCAGGGATGTTGCCTTCACGCTCGTCAGCAACACGGTCGAATCCGGTCTTTACCACTGAACCGGCGGATTGTTCGCCCCAGTCCTTCAGGGCTTCGCGCTTGGAGGCGCTGTCAATCTGTTGTCGATAGCCTTCGGCCTTGACAAGCAGATCGTTGTATTGTTTCATCTCGGCATCGGATGGTTCGCGGCCAGCGGCTTTAATGTCCGCTTCAATAGCATCAGCCTGATCCAAAACCGATTTCAGAGATTTTTGCAGCAGTTCTTTCATTTGGAATCTCCTTGTTGGGTTTCTAAACGGTTTCTCTTCATCCGTGCCGCTGCCCATTGCCAATCACGAGTGTGATTATCCGGCAGTTCAACGCCAATGGATTTCAAGTATTCAAGTGAACCTACCATTCGTGGTTCACAGGGTGTGTCGGTCAAGGCGGCGGCAAAAAGCGGCCAAGTTTTCAGCCACACAGCCTTTCCCATTTTCACGCGTTCCACATATTGCGGGGCGCTGTCGCTGCTGGTTCCCAGCTTGCCAGCCTTAACAAGAGCTTCGATAGCCTTGTTGTATTGGTGGCTCCGGTCCAGCTTGGCTACGTACCAGCGTCCGATCTCGTCATCACCCATCTCTGTTATGGTGCCGATGACGGGGTTGCCCTTGAAGTCTTTATCTTGGGCGTGATCCCACGTAAGCGGGCGGGGAGCGTCTTTTAGCTGCCCATCCCAGAAGTTGGTATCCTTGGTGAAGTATTCATATTCAAGGTCGGTCTGGTCGGGGTTGCCCCACATAGCCACATAACCCTTGATGACGCCATCACCGATTGATTTTACCGCCCATTCATTCTTGCCACTATCAGGGACGTGGCTGACATCAATGGACTTGCCGGCGACCTCTTCCGCTTCGGATTCTTCCAGTTCAGCGCCGATCAGTTCAATGACCAGGTCGCGGATCTGTTCCAGCTTGCGGGAGTCGGAGGAACTGTTGCGCCGGCCCACCTTCATACTCTTGGCGTCCGGTTCGTTGGCATACAAGGCGCGCATCTGGGCTTCAGCCTTGGCGCGTGACGGGTGTTCCCCCTTGACATCACCCGTGTCCTCGTTCACCACTAAAAACTTACCTTCTGATTCATCAATTCGGTATGGCATATTGACTCCATTATAACATACGGTTATTTTACGAATTCGGCATCGAATACCATCTTGCCGTTGGCGTCCAATCGTTGAAGCATAGTGATGTAATCATTCAGCTTGCCTTCCGCTTCGGTCTGTTCGGCGAGGAACCAGTGAAGGAACTGGCAGGTCTGCGGGTCAGCCTGTTCTTCGGCAAGGAAGTAAAGCATTTTTATCTTCTCCGTATTGGCGTTCTCCACCTTCATCGCTTCAACGAACGCGGAGGTAAGGTCGGCGGCGTCAATCATCGGGATAGGCACGATGTCGGCATAATAGGGGATGTTGCCACGGTCAATGATGTATTCAGCGATCTTGTCGGCGTGGTCGGATTCCTCCTTGGCCTGTGCCTTCATCCAGGCTGAAGAATTGGGCCAATAGGCTACATCCAAGGCGGATGCAAGCATATCATAGGCGGCCTGGTTGTAGCGTTCGATATTCAGTTGTTCATTCAGTGCTTGAAGCATAACGTTATCTAACATATGATCTCCTAATCTAACCCTAATCTTTTTATAAGGGCTTGGATGTGTCGCTCGTAGATGGCGACCGATTCGTCTATCTTCTCTTCCGCCACCTCGGCCAACTTGCGCCAGCCAACCTTGGCGGCCCAGCTTACCTGTTCGTCGCCGTGAATATAAGGCGCGTATGTTACGGGGTTGCCTACCTTGGTGCTGAATCCGTTGGGATTGGCATACCACTTGGTTCCAAGACGCTTACTAATTGGTACCAGTTTATAGCCGGAACCACTTTTAGCCATCCAGCCTTTACCACGACTATAATATCCGCGACCAGCGTTGCCTGGTGGTTGGTTCGCGCTTGATAGCGGGGCGTAGTTACGCAAGCCCCTTGTTTCAAGGATATTCTTGGCCATCTCCTTCTGCGCAAACCCAACAGCCTTCTGAATCTGGTCGGGGAATTGCGCCATGGCCGCCTTCACCTGTTCAAGCCCGCGGATCTGCAATCTAACCGGCATACATCTCCACATTCCCCAAGGTTGTACCGTAATCCGACCAGCACCTGCAATTTACGTGCGCCGGCGGGTTATCAATGCCGCCCCAGTTGTCGTCAATCTTGACGCTGGTCATATGCAATGGACCGCATATATCGCATACCCTATCATCCACGTTGGTGTACCACGTCTTGATGACGGTAAGGTCGGGGAATTCCCGCTGCATCTCCATTCCGGCTTCCTGCGTGGCAGTAGCGTACGCGCGGGTGATCTCCGTTACGGCGATGCGTAAAGAACGGTCAGGATTGAACGGTAGGCGGTCCATAACATCCCCGATGGTAACGCCTGGTTCAGCGAACATCGAGATAGCGTCCCTGATACCGTCAACGGTGGTCTGGTTCAGCTGCTGGCCCATTATCTTGATCAGGTCATAGGCGTACTTGCGGGCGGCGGCCTGCGCTTTTACGTTGATGAATTCATCGCTGAAGCCATCGAACACTTCCTGCCGGAACATATCCAATCCGTCCCCGTAGACTTCCAGTATCAGCGAGATAAAGTCCTTCTTCTCCGATTCCGTCCATTCGAGGTCGTAGTCGTCAGCCTTGGTGTATTGGGCGGCGGCTATCTGTGGGCGGATGGTCTCCTTCTGGCGGTCGAAGATGCGCTGCATCAATTCAGCCAGCCGCTTCTCGAACTTCATCTTCTCCTTGCGGTGTGGTTCGGCGGGATCCCGTTCAATCGCCTTGTAGTAGGCTTCTTCCCCGAAGGCGTGAATCTTGGACGCCGCGGATAGGTGCGGAAGGATGTCGGGATGGTTCTTGATGACCGTCAGGACTTCAGATGGTTTTAGCATTCATCGACCTATTGATGGCTTCGGCTAACAACGCTAAATCAGACTTGGCGGAGATGCCGAATTCATTCAGCAGCTTGGACTGTTCATCCAGCGTAAGATGCTTGAAGTTGAAGGTGGCCAGTAATTCCCGCTTGCCTTCCTTGATGCGTGACTTGGCGAACTTGCGGAAGGCGGTCACCTCTTCCTTGGCCTCTTCCATATCGTCACGGTCAGCCCCCAGCACGCCGTTCTGTGGAAGCGTTTCCGATTCTTGGCGGGTATTGTTGGCGCGGAAGATGTCCCCATCTGCGTCAAGGGATGTCAGCATCGCTTCCTTGCGGGCTTCGTTCAGCTTGGCCACGCCGGATTCGTACAGCTTGATGGCGCGGTCCACCATTGCGTTCCTATCTTCCTGCAAGGCCTTCACCTTGGAGGTATCGAATTCGCACATAAGCCCTTCGCTACCGTAATCAGGCAACAATTGCTCCTGAAGCTGGCCGGCAAGGAATGACCATTCGCTGGCGATGGTGGATTCGTAGAATCCCTGCCTGGCCTCCTTGTAGTTGGAGTAGGTGGATCTATCCACACCAATCTTGGCGCCTATCAGCATCGGTGGAACTCGGAACACCATACATATACGGGCTTCGGACCGGCTATCCAATTCAGGGAAGGTAGCCTCCTTGAAGGTCATCGAATACGGCTCGAATTGCACACCCTTGCCCAGTACGGCGATGTCGCCAGCGGAATCCGCCGACCCGTGTTCCTGCCGCCACTTGGTCTTGATGCGTTCCGCTTCAGCATCCTGTAACGCCTGTTCGGTGGTCAGTACGCCGCCAAGGAAGTTGCCGTTATTCAGGAAGGTCCTGATGACCCGTGTCGCCGTGTTGTCGGTATCGATCAGGTCCAATGCCGTCATAGTCGGGCTGAAGCCTTTTAGCAACGGGTATAGCGGGTCGAAGTATTGGAATAGAACTATATCTTCAATCGGGATGTCAGCGAACTGCATACCCCAAGGCTGGTAACGGATGGCCGCGATAGGCTTCTGTTGTCCTCGAATAAAGGAACACCAATCGGGCCGCATCGGCCAGAGACGGATCACCTCCCCCCTATTGTTACGCTCTTTTTCCCACGCGCTGAATCCCGCAATAAGCAGGTAGGTCTCCACGACTTGCCAGAATTCCTGTTCGGATAAGCCAGGCGTGGGTGACTTCATCAGCTTCATCATTGGATGGTCTACGGCGGTCATCTCTTCGTCTTCCAGCCGGTAGACTTTTAGCCTTGCTTCGGATACCGCTTGCGAACGGGTCTGGATACAGGTATACACCAGCTCGTTGGTGCGGTAACCCATCTGCGCAAGGCTGTACGGGTTGGGCGTGACATATTGCGGTGTGGTCGTCTCCCAGTCGGGATAGAACGAAGCGTACGGCTTCTGATCCGTAATCCCCAACTGGGTGATGAATTGCGCCCGTTGGCGGGTTACTATTTCTTGGAGGTTCTGAAGCTGGTCCAAATATGCCATATAGATTCCTTCTCTTGTTGTAGATAGGCCGATTCAAGCTGGGTGATTGATTCGTCCACATAGCGTACCACGGAACGGTTGCCGATGCACCTGGCTACCTCCTCCGCGATCTCCCTGTGGGTATCAGCATAGACGGCGCTCCCAATGCGCAACCAGCCGGTGCCTGGTATCCACACCCCGTAATATTTACCCAGTTCATTCATAAGAACACCTGTGTCGATAAGTTCTGATTCGCCAAGGCCAAAGCGATGACGCAGTCGTCATGCCCGTCACCTTCGGCGGCTAAACGCCATACACCGCTGCTGGTCTGGGTGCTGACGAACGTCTGCAATTCGTGCTTCAGGACCGGAATATCCTGCAGTTGTAATCCGTTATGCAAGGATTCGTACAGGTCGGACATAATCTCCGCCTTGCTTGCGTTGGTGGTGGCGAACGGTTGCACGTTGATGCCGTTGTTCATCAGGGCTTCGATGTTCACGGAACCGATGCTGTTGGATTCAGCCACCAGCTTCTGCACGTCCCACTTCTTGCACATATCAATGATGCGCCGGCGTTGCTCCGCCCATTCCAGCTTGTTGATGTGGAGGAAGTCGACCATCTTCCGTTCGGTGTGATCCAATATGACCAGGGCGGTATAGTCGTTGGTCTGGCCGAAGTCCAATCCGCCGGTATAGCGGTGGTCGGGATTGCGTTCAGGCTCCATCGGTGCGATGTAGTTGCCGCTGATGTCGCCGAAGTAGCTGTTGCCGGACGTGATGAAGCAGGTGTTGATGTCTTCGGGGTATTCCTGAATAAAAAAGCGTTTTAGCTCCCGTTGCTTGCTACGGCGCCATTTTATCTGCGCCTTGGTCAGGTTGTGCTTGTGTACCAATGCCGCTTCTTCATCGGTCAGGTCAAGGCCTTCGCCTGGCTCCAACGCTATCTGGTATTCATCATCCCACCACCAAGGGTAGAAGTGCAATGTCCAGATGGAGTCACCCCGCAAGGCTTCCATACATCGGTCGTAGAAGAATCCCTGCGCTCCGTTCGGGGTGGATTCCAGTACAACGTCAGGATTACCGCCTTGCATCGCTCCGGCTACGATCCGTTCAGCATCCGGCCAGAACGCGACTTCGGAACCGTGCATATCGGTATACGTATCACCGCGGCCTACCTCCACATTACCAGCGGTAGCGATGACGGCGGTGGAGTCGAATTCAGGATACGTGGTAAGGGTGGAATTGGCGTATTTCCTTGCCGGCTGGATGTTGTTGAACCGGCAATGGTTATAAAAGCGATCCGCCATTCTGCGCAGTTTTTGGGTGGTTTCCGTGTCATGCGCCAAGGTGATGGTGGTCCTGGTATCGGTGACTTCACGGCGGAACATCTCGCCCTGGACATACGTGGAGAAGCCAAGCTGTCTGGCCTTCAGTATCAGATCGCGCCCTGTGCGGTTGTAGTGGAAGTCGCGTTGCGCTTTGTTCCATGTCAACGGGACCAGCTTCTTTTCCTTGTCCCGTATCTTCAGGAAGGCTTGCGCGAACAGTTCGGCGTTGCTGACGACTTGGTTAGGCGTTGTCATCGGTGTCGGTTGATATAAATTCGCGCCAGGTGATGGTCTGCCCATTGCTGGTCACGTCCTGTTTTGCGGGGGCGTCAATGCCATTCAATTTACGCAAGGACTCGGACAGCTTCCTGACCACTTCGATGGCGGCAATGTCGCCTGCTTGCGCCTTCACATCAGCTGCCGCTATCAGTCGTTCCAGGCGTTCCTGTTCAATGGCGCGCAGCATCTCGGCGTTCTCCAAAGTCTCTTCCTGGTTGCGCTTCAGCGAACGGAGGACGGCCTTGTAGACGCTGACATGCGTGACATTGCCGATGATCTCCGCGATCTTGCGGTAGGTGTATCCGGCAAGTCGCAGTTCGGTGGCACGCTTCTCAAGTTCGGCGCTTTTGATGTTGGTACGGGTGAATTTGCCCATTGTTAGCCTTTGTATATAGTTACTCTTGATAAATTATATCATAGCGATAAAAGCCAGTATTCTGGCGACTTTAGCCCCAAAGAACGGTACCATTTGCCTATATCATAGCCCCTTTTTAGCTGGTTTTGCGCGAATGTTATCCTGACCTCGTGACCGTTGCACAATGGATGGCAGGAACGGCAAACCGCCATCAGGTTCTCGGGAACCGTGACGGCGGTATGGTATCGCTTGCTGTCGTGTACCAGGCAATGGTGGAGCTCTTGCCAAGGCATTACGCGGCAGTATTCACACAACGGGCCGCGCTTCTTCAGGATCCGTTCACGAATCGGAATCGTTTCCAATCTTGTCTCCGTACATTGTCTCTTGGAATCGTACCACGTCCCACTTGTCGTGATACAGCTTCATATGCCAGTACCAGTTATCCTTCATCACCCCGCAGATGGCGCACATTTTAGGCTTGCGTATTCGGGCGTGGTTGTTGGCCATTCCGATAAGGATGAATAGTTCCTGAACCGCGCGGGGTGCTTTATTCGGAATCGTTTCCAATCTTCTCCACAATAAATTCAGGGTGGTCCAATTCCACCGCGAAGAAAGTCCGCCATTCCGGTAACCGATGATTCTTGCGCTGATGGTACATATTCTGCAGCGTCTTGTACGATAGGCACACAATCCGCCGTTGCAAGTATCCCTCCGGTAGATTGGCTTTTAGTTGCAGGAACAGGTCGGAGCTCTTCTCCATATTGTACAGGTCGATCAGGCGGTTCAGGTATTCGATGTGGTCTTCGTTGATATGATGCTCGAAGTCGGCCTGGGTAACGTGCTTCTTGACAAGGGTGTGCATCGTGGATCCCGATTGCTTCGTGGCGAGGCGGTAGGTATCGAACTCCTGCCACCAATAACGGGGGGCGGTGATGTCCAGCCATACGATAATGGATTCAAGTGCTTTATTATGGCCTCCTTGCTTGTGGGCTAACCTGGGCGCGATCTCCTTCGCCCGTTCAGGATTGGATGCCCACGATAAAGAGATGCCAAGCATCGCCTCTTCGTATCCTGATTCAGATAACTTGGTTACATTCACTTCGCCTCCAATAGTGTATAATCATATTGACAGTACACGCACACCTCTTAACAATGTGGAAAAGGTCGGGCGGAGAATCTACGTGCACGGCGGTGCATGAAGCCGGCTCCGCAAGGGAAGGCAACATACCTTGTCATAGCGGGCTGGCAGACCCCCTTATAGTCTGCCGTTGCCATTACTTTACCTCCAACGCAAGCTCACGTATAACGACCAGAACAAGAACTCCACGCCGATGTATATCGCCCTTGAACCAATAGATTTATCGAAGTCATATCCAATCTCTATTGCCGGTAACAGATAAATGCTTCCCCAGCGCTTACCAATGCCTTGCGTAAATTCGTAAGATAGGTTCACTTCGCCTCCACCGCTTCATCTTCCCACTTCAGCTTTTTACCGATCAGCTTCTCGATAAAGCCTTCAGGTAATTCAACACAATCTTCGCTTGATAACCACATTACTACATCCCTGATTGGCTTTTTACTATACACGTATTCCTTGCCATTCTTATCCACCGCCAGCCAAATCATTACTTCACCTCCACACGCTTGTTCCAGTCCGCAATAGCGTCTTCCTTCGTTGGATGACCATACCGCTGCTGGACACACAGGATGTTGGGGCATTCCACGATCCAGCCACGACCGAACACTTCCTTCACGGTCGGCTTGTTGCCACAGAACGGACAGGTAAGTAAAGATTCCATTATTTACGCTCCCGCGATAAATCAACCAGGATGCATACCGCGTATACAAGAAGCAGGATAAATACGATATTGACCGTTACCATTTAATCTCCTTGCCGGCGTACAATGCCCACCGGCGGGCAGTCGGTTACTTGTTCAACCATACCTTCAGCTGCTCGTACAATGCTTCGGCAACGTAGGGGTCGAGGTAGACGTTGTTGGTGCCGGTGATGCCATCGCTGGTGAACAGGCGCAGCTGGTAGTCTTGCGGTTGTAAATATACGCCATCGCCCAGGTAGATCGGCTTGTCGTTCATACAATCCCCAGCTTGTTGGTGGAGTATTGGTCGTCTATGACCTTTACCACGTAGGTATATTCGCCATTGATACGTACGGAGCGGAAGTACCACTTCCAGCACGTGTTCGGTGTCGTCAGTCCTATCGGTGCCGACCGTATGCTCCCCGACCTTGTAGTGGGTTGCCGTTCGCATTATCTTACCGTCATAATATTCAGCCATCATTACCTCCAAGGGTTGCGCAGGTTATCGTATGCCACGATTACGAAAAACACGAACATGGCGATAAAGAAGTATTTATCTTGCATTCTTCCGCCTGATGGATAGTTCCTTGTTCAGGATCTCGTAAATCAATTCGGACTGGCCCATATCGCCAAGGTTGCGGATGTTCATCATATTCCTGCGCCAGAAAAGCAGGGTAAGCTGTTGTTCAGGAGGGAGCGTTGCCGCCCACTCCTGAACCGCTTCGTGCTTCATTGGGGAATTGTCTTTAGTCTTCATGCCGCCTCGATCTTGACAATGTTCTTGTAGGGGTTGCCCTTGTCGTTCATCTTGTCGGATGGCGCCCAGGTGATGTTCAGGTTGACGGGGTATTCCTTGTTGGCGTAGAAGTCGTCAGCTTCCCATTCACCGAAGGGTTGCAACCACGCCAGCGCCTGCTCGACCGGAATGTAGCTGGTCATAAACGGGTACTTGGTTTTGCCGGCTACGCTGTCAGTGTACCAGTCCAGCTTGATCTTGTCCTTGACGGAGGGACCGGCCATAATCTTGTTGCAATGGAACATCTGGCCTTCCACCTTGGGGCGATTGGTGGATTGGTTGACGGGCTTGGCTTCTTCCTGAACAGGTTTGGAAACGTATCCGGAATTCGGCTGGTATGGCTTCAGCTTGTATTCTTCCCGCGCGATCTTGATGGTCTCCATCAGTTGTCGCAGGGCGCTGATGCTGGTCAGGTCGCGGGCGGTGACATTGATCTTGACGGGGTGCTTTACGCCGTCTTCATCGGTGGAAATGCCCCACAGTTCGCAGAAGGCTATCCCGCCGGCTTCACCCATTGCCTGGTTTATATCTTGCAGTTGCTTCAGTACATCGTCCATCTTTACTTCTCCTTTATGCTGTAAACATATTCTTGTGGATCGGCGAAGTCGCCGGTGTATAACTTGCCATCCTGCTTCCATTCGTAGACATCCATTACCTTGATGTCCATATGGTTCGCGCCGCCCTTGGAACACACTAACCGTAGGACGTGTACCTTGTTGCCGGTGTAGGTGCTAAAGCGTACGCGTTCCACAAGGTCGAAGGTGTTGGGTTGCCCGCAGCTGGCACAGTATTGTTGGTCAGGCTTCATATATGGCTGGTATTCCTGAACCAAGGGGCTAAAATTCGGACTCTTCGTTATCTTGTAAATCTTCCGCATCGTTTATCGTTACCTCCTTACCACAGATGTCGCAGATCAGCTTGTCGTCCAGGTCGTCCATCACGTCACCGTTGAACCACATCGAGCCGGTGGTGTGATGGGTAACTTTATCGTGCTTGCACAGTTGCTGAAGGTACTTGCGCAGGGTATCAACCCGATGTTCTATGCTGTATATCTTGGAGCGTAATTGCATATCAGTCAGGTTGGCGAAGTCGCTATTGACAACCATACCCAATCGGGTAAGAAGGCCAAGGTATTCGTCAGCGTACTTCTCTTCCAATTCGTGCGCGGCCTTCTTCAGCTGGGCAACACGATGCTCCCAGAAATCGGTCGGCATATGGGAGATCTGCATCTGGGCGAGGTATTCTTCAGCGTTGCCCAGTTGGTAATACGCCATCTCGAGGTCGGTCATATCGTTCATTTAGGGTTCCCCACGATAATAACTTCAATATTGTTGGAATAAAATGACGGGTAGGTTTTTAGAATTGCGCCAAGCATCTTCAATCGCCATTGGGTAGACCAGGTAATGTTGTGATATTTACGGTGGGCAATGATTTTACTATTGCTATCGCAATCTTCCACAACAACCTTCAGATCATCATTTTCGGTAAAACAGTAAATGCGCTTGAATTCGTTCATATTGTCTCCTTGTCGTTATGCGTTGTTTACAATATCCATTATACGCATCCATCCCCGCTTGTCAAGCACCAATCTTGACCAATATGCTATAATCTAAAAGTAATTCATTCAACCTATATAGGAGAATTTATGGACGCAACATTCTTAAGCACATTATCAGGCACGGTATTAAGCCTGGCATTCAGCTATGTCCCCAGCCTAAAAGACTGGTACGGCAATCTGGATTCCCAGGGTAAAGCCATCACGATGCTTGCCGTATTGGCTATCACCGCGGTGGGGCTGTTCGCGGCTTCCTGCACCGGTTTTTATGTGACCGTAGCCTGCGATCAGGCAGGCGCGTTGGAGCTGGGCAAGATGTTCTTCGCCGCGCTGATCGCCAACCAATCGACATACCTTGTGACACGAAGGTTGTAATTTATGAATGGGGACATCTCTTCCTCGTTAGCTGATTTACAATCCAAGTTGGACGTTCATATCGCCGCCGAGCAGGAACGGGGTAAAAAAGTGGACGAAATGTACAAGGTGCTTGTTGTAGGGAATGGTGTCCCCAGCATCAAGGAACGTGTCAATCAGTTGGAAAAAAATATGCTTGACAAGGAATCCGTCAAGGAATTGGAACTAAAGATTGACCAGCTGGAACAACGATTACCGAAGGTGGAAGAGTGGAGCAAAATAAAATTATGGTCGGAGATCAGTTTAGCGACAGTCGGATTGATAGCAATAACCTGGGCGACCGAAGTGGTGATCCCCAAGATATTGTTGTGGTTGGGCAATTAGTCCAGAATGTCATCACGTCATACCAGGCAAGCTCGCGTTCCTTATGGGACTGCGCCAGATTTACGTGGCAGCTGTTCGAGGAACACGGGTTGTATGAACGCCACTTCACCGAGACGCTGGTCCACGAACTGGCGATCAACCGTGACACCATCTATCACTGGCGCAAGGCCTGGGATCTCCGATTAAGAACGGAAGCGTTTCCGAATTTATCCATCAGCCATTATTATCATTGTTCAGATTACATCGATAGAATGGAAGACGAAGCGCTGAAGGATTTTTTACAGACGGCCAGCGATGAACACTGGTCGGTCAGGAAGTTATCCGCGGAGCTGGAGGAAGCCAACAGCGATTCGGGGACATACCCGTGGATAATGAATAAAATAAAGATGTTGTTTTCACGTCTTGAAAAGATATACGGCGCATCCGATTACAGCGGACTGGATGATACCAAGCGCGCCAAGCTCCGACAGGCTATGGACCTGATAAAAGACGTGATAAAATAATATTGTGCTTGTGGTTATGCTCCGTACGGAGCGCCCAGCACCAAGCGCCATAAAGGGCGCAAAAAGACCACCCGCAGAGGTGGTCTTTTCTATTGTGGTTACGTTTCCGATTTTACTGCGTTGATCCGCTGATGATAATCATCACTACCAGTGTCACCACGAACATCAATGCGATCAGTCGTTGCCTATTTTCCGCGTTCATTGTAGATCCTTTCCATACATTTATTCCAGAAGTTGACCGCGCTGGCGGTGTCTTGGAAGTTGTCATATTCCACCATAAACCACTTGCATTCTTTATTGGCGCAGAAGATGGCGCAGGTGTCATCGTAGGTCCAATGCACAATAGGGTGCTGGCCACATTCAGGACAGGGTAAAGCGGAGGTGATGGAGAATGCGATAGCCATCTTATTCACCCATCGCCCAGATCGTGACAAGCACACCAATGAAGCAGAATATCGCAAAACTATTTATAAAAACGGATTCCATTCTATTCTCCTTTACATCAAGTAAACTTCGTTGCCGATGACCTGGTGGTACAGGCCTTCATCGGTCAGGAACCAGCTGGCGGCGTTCAGCGCGTCTTCAGCGGTCGGGAACGGATCGTCACCGGTCTCGGTGGCATCGGGCAGGACTAACACCCATTCAGATTCGGACACTTGCGTTGCGGTCAGGTAAAGCTTCATATCAATCTCCTTTATCGTTGTTCGTTATATCCATCTTACACGCCAATAAAACGCTTGTCAAGGGTTGACTTTTTATTTATTGTGCTATAATGTTTATGTCACAATCGAAGGGATTTACCCAATTATTAGTTTATAATTGGTCCAGGCTGAAAACCCCCGTTGTTGCGCCCTTCGATTGTGACAAGTTGAATGGCAACAACGGGGTTTTCTTATTAAGCGAGGTGTTATGGAACAAACCTTATGGGCAAAAAACTTCAACCAGAATTGGACATTCAGCGAGCAGTATATCGGTGCGATAAAAACCATCCTCCAAGCCAACGCTATGCACATTGTCAATGTGGAGGTTGCCACGCCGGAAGAGGATATGAAGCATTCCACTGATCTGAAGGTGCGGATCACGTCTGGCGATGTGGCGGTCCGTATCAGGCGTGGGAATTGTTCATACCGCGACATCACCATACGTGCTTTTATCTACGGCCATAAAACGGAGATTGACAAGCTGCGCGAAGGTTACGGCGACTGGTATCTATATGCCTGGGAGAATCCACAATGCACGGCCATTCAGGACTGGGTGTTATTGGATATAAACGCTGCCCAACCTTTATTCAGCGAAACCAAGTATTTATTAAAGAATAACGATAAAACCGGATTCTTCACGTATCATATAAAAGAATTCGAAAGGATGAACGCGGTAAGGAATTCATCCTCGGTATTCTGGAATTGAAAGGATAGAAGGAGCGCATTATGACAGACGAACAGTACCGGATAATAGACGAAGCCAGCCCGCGGACGAACTTTACGATGGTGCCGAATATTGTGGACGATATGATGTTAAGCCCGCACGCCTTCAGGCTATATATCCACTTCCGCCGTGTAGCTGGCGAGAACAGGTTGTGCTACCAGTCCGTGAAGACATTGGCGATGATATGCAAGATGTCTACCGGTATGGTCAGCCAGGCTAAAAAAGAGCTGGTGGAGGCGGGATTGATTCGGGAGTTCGGGAATGTGTACCAAGTTATGGAGGTAGTATGAGCATCAAGATTATGTCAGCCGTATTCGAGACGGAATTCCCAGGCGACTTCGAATATGTAAAGAACGGCCAGAAGCGTACCGCGAAGGCATCCACCGTCAAGCTTTTATTGTTGGCTATTGCCGACCATTGCAATGATGATGGCATCGCCTACCCTGGGTTATCTCGGCTTGAAGTAAAAACAGCGCTATCAAGGCAGGGCGTTATAGATACCATCGAAGCCCTAAAATACAACGGGATCCTTGAAGTTGTTGGTGTAAATGATAAGCATAAAACGAATATGTACCAGCTGAACTTGAACGCTTTTACACCAACGTTAAAAAATAATCCGGCCCAGAATTCCGGTGGAGTAGTCAAGCCACTTGACCAGGGTAGTCAAGCCACTTTACCAGAGGTAGTCAAGCCACTTGACTTAAACCATCATTTAACCATCATTAAATCATTGACCGAAACCGATTACGAAAACGTAAACAAGCAGGTACTGGATATGATCGGATTATCCGATAAAGCCAAGAAGAGAACCGATACACTGTTACCGGAGCAATATCAGGAATTCGGAAGAGCCTTTACCGAAGCAACGGGATTACAGTATATGACCAGTCAACAGAAGAAGTGGGTTGGCGCCTTCGAGGATTGGAATAACCTCGGTGTGAAGGTGGATGACATAAAGTCCGCGGTTCAGGCGATGAACGGCTACACCATTACCAGCCCGATGTCGTTGACGAATACCCTGAACGGGATCGTGGCGCGGCGCAAGGTGGATAACGACCCCTACAAGAATTTTAATTGGTTGGATTAGGAGGATATGATGCGAGAACTTGCTATCAAGGCTGAACAGCTGTTGCAGGAATTGGACAAGATTGAAGCTGCCGAGCGGAACCTGAATATCAAGCCGGAAGTGTATGTTATCGGTGTAAAACGGGATGGTGTGGATCACCGGTTCCAATTCAACAACCAGGACGATATGCTCCGCTTTATCAATTCTATAGGCAGGCAGGAATGACCTGGTTGCTTGCGTTCCTTATGTTCTGCATCGGTATGGCGGTGGGTGATGTATTGGTACGGCGCGCCATCGCCAAGGATATGCACGAATTGGAGAAGGAAGTGGACCGGATGAATTACATCTACGAATTGGCGCTGAAGGATGCCAATCGCAAGGAAGCAATGTACCGTAGGAGCTGCGAAGAATTGGATAAGATATTCGACAGCTTGACGGATGATGATAAAGACGTATAATGGCTAAAACGATAAAGGAGCAACGATAATGGAAGAACGTAAAGTAGAGCAAGCCCTGCTGGGGGCGATACTAAAAGCGCCCAAGAACTTCGGAAACGTATCCGCAAGTGTCAAGCCTGAAGATTTTACTTGGCAGCCTTACCGCGCGATTTATCAGGCAATGCTGGATCTCCACAACGAGTCCATCAATATCGACACCGTTACCATCGGCGACAAGCTGGAGCTGAAGGACATCGCGCTGCACGACGCCCCCTCCATCAATGGCCGCGCCGCTTTGGTTTACCTGCGGGATGACGCCATTCCGGAGCATTATGGCAACTATATCGGCATCATCAATAAAAACGCCAAAAATCGGCAAATTATGGCGATTCTGAATGATGCTGCGACTTGGGTGACGCGCGGTAGAAACCCCTCCGATGTGGTCCACGACATCACCTCCAAGTTGGGCACGATTGATTCCGCATCCGTGGATACAAGCACCATCACATTCTCCGAAGCGATGTCACGAGCGCACGATAAAACCCAGCAGGCCGCCAGCGGTCATATTGGCTATATCAAGACGGGATTCACGAACCTTGACAAGCTGATCGTGGGATTATCCGCCCCCGACTTCACCATCATCGCCGCCCGCCCTGGTGTTGGCAAGACGGCCTTCCTTGCCTCCCTTGTGTACAACATTATGAAGCGGGAGATCAAGCATATGCTGTTCTTCAGCTTGGAGATGGGTTCGGACCAGGTCGCAATGCGGTTTATGTCAATGGATTCAGGTATCAACTTCCACGACCAACGCATCGGTAAAGTCGACTGGGATAAGTACTACCAGTCAATGGGCAGCCTTACCTCCGACCAGTACCCGCTATACCTGAATGACCTGCCAAGGATTACCCCCAACAAGATCCGTTCCGAGATACGCAGATTGCCCAAGGTGGATGTTCTGTTCGTGGATTACCTCCAACTGGCTGGCGCGGATGAACACAAGGAGCAACGGCATCTTGAAGTGGCAAGCATCAGCCGCGGGTTGAAGCAGATCGCCAAGGAATTCAATATCCCCGTTGTATGCGCCGCCCAGCTATCCCGCGCCGCCAACCAACGGGCGCAGGATGACCAGCGGCCTATCCTGACCGACTTGGGTGAATCAGGCGCGTTGGAGCGGGATGCCGACAATGTCATATTCTTACACCGCAAGGATGGCGCGATGGATACCGAAGTGATTGTGGCCAAGCAACGCAATGGACCGGTGGGCGGGATACACCTTACCTACCTGGGCGATAAGACTAAATTCATAAATCAGGTGGGCGTATGAAGTTCTATAACAAGTGCAGCAGCTGTGGCAAGATAATCAACAATGGACGTTTTTGTATGGATTGCGGCGCGGAAGTGCGTGTGATAGAACGCCGTCAGACTAACTGGAAGTCGGAGTTCCGCAAGCAACTGGATGAAGCCTTGTGGGAGGTTGTCAGCGATCCTGACGAATATGGATTCAATAAAGGTGCCAAGATAAACCATACCGAAGTGAAGGCTATGCTAAAATTGATGGTGTTCACGCAAGGAACGGAATTGAAGTACGTTCCGACCGGAGCGATATATCACGTAAACTACGAGGTGGCCAATGCTAATAAACGAATTTCAGGACAGAAGCACACGAACGCTGAATAGGGCTTTATCGGATGACGAGCAGTTGTTGAACCACGTCATCGGATTGGTGGGGGAGGCCGGCGAGGTGCTGGACCTGCTGAAGAAGTACCGCTTCCAAGGTCACGATTTGAATAAAAAGAAGATGATTGAAGAACTGGGTGATGTGTTCTATTACCTTGCCGGCATTGCCACATCGTTGAACATAGATCTCGAACGGGTCGCCCAGCACAACATAGACAAGCTGCTAAAACGCTATCCTGACGGATTTGACGCCGAATATTCAAGGAATCGGGATGGAACTGCGTGACTGGCACGGTACGGTCATAGTCCGCGTTATCACGATAGATACAGAATACCGCGTCATATTCGAGCGATGGTTATCCGGCCAGCAACGCCCGTATGTATGCGGTGACGACAATCCTTGGGGGTGGGCATACTTCGATGACTTCATCCGATGCTTTAAGATCCGTTAGCATTACATTACCTATCCCGCCGTTGAATAACAGCCACTACAACCACGGCGGGGGTAGGGTGTATCTTACCAGCGAATCCCGCAACTTCAGGACGTTGGTCAAGTACACGATACGACAAGAGCTGTTGGAGGGACCGGTCTGCCTGACGATCAACTATTACCGACCACGCAAGGCTGGCGACATTGACGGACCGCTGAAGGAATGCCTGGACGCGCTTCAGGATGTGCTATACAAGAATGACAACCAGGTGGTTGAATTGCACGTGTACCGCGGGGATGACAAGGATAACCCAAGGCTGGAAATAACAGTATCGGAAACGATTCCGAAGATATAAGACCCCTTGCGGGGTCTTA